TCTTCAAGGTGGTGGCAATTTAAGCCAAGATCGTACCCTGAGCATTGCAAGTGCTGGTGTTACGACTGACAAGATTGCTCCTACGGGTGTCGTTGCTGGTACCTATGGATCAGCATCTGAAATACCTATCGTGACTGTCAATGCACAAGGTCAGATCACTAGCATGGGAACGGCTGCCATTAGTTTGAGTGGCTTTGTACCAGATACACGTCAGATTATTGCAGGCCCTGGTCTTACTGGTGGCGGCAATTTACAAGCTAACCGTACCCTGTCTGTTGACTTTGGCGTCTCTAATCCTAACCCGGTTGGAGTGGCAAGTCCTGGCGTAGCAAATACCGTTTCGCGTTCAGACCATACTCACCCTGCCATTGATCTGGCAGATTCAAATTAGGTGACCGGTCTCTTGTCATTGGCCAACGGCGGTACTGGCGAGCAAGTCTTGAACTTGACTCCAGGGGCTGTCTGGTACAACGACGGCACGAACGGCTTCTTGCAAACCGTGCAAGGTGCAATCGGTCAAGTATTAGTTTCAAATGGATCAGGCGCTCCTTCATGGGGATCTGCTCTGATCGTATCAAATCAACCTGCAAACTTTGTTTATGCAGGACCTACAGCTGGCGGTTCGGCACCTACGTCTTTCCGCTTATTGGTGAACGCCGATATTCCGTCTACCTTGACAGGCAAGTCCATGTCAGGAGCCTTGAATACCTTTACGGCTATTCCGAATGCGTCGCTTGATTTCAGCTCGGTTACCTTCAACGGCGTCAACGTTGCTCTTGGAGGTACTGGTACGATCACAGCAGGAACCGATGCAGCATTGACTGCAGGTACCGGTCTGCAGTACAACAGTGGCTCTACGTTTGACGGTTTGACCGCTAAGACGATCAGCATCGACAGCTCTGTCACGACAAACAGTGGCAGCCAGACGCTGACAAACAAGACAATCAGCGGCAGCAACAACACGCTCAGTAACATCGGCAATTCTTCGTTGACTAACTCGTCGACGACGTTTAACGGTGTCACGGTGGCTCTTGGAGCTTCTGGTACCATCACGGCAAACACAACCAATGCACTAACCATTGGAACTGGCTTGCAAGGCACAAGCTTCAACGGATCCTCTGCGGTTACGATCGCAATTGATTCGACCGTAGCTACCTTGTCTGGTACTCAAACGCTGACAAACAAGACGATTGATGGTGGGACTAATACGCTGCAGAACATTCCTAATGCAGCCTTGACAAATTCATCTGTCACGATCGGCACGACAGCCATTTCGTTGGGCGGTTCTTCATTGACGCTTGGCGGTTTGACGTCCGTTGCGGTTACTCAAGATCCTGTGTCTGCCTTGCAGCTGGCCACTAAGCAGTACGTCGACACCCTAGTTTCTTCTGGTATCACCTACCATACGCCAGTCAAGTATGAGGTGCCTAACAGCACAGGAAACCTTAACGCAACCTACAACAACGGCACGGCGGGTGTTGGTGCTACATTGACAAATGCGGGTACTTTGGGAGCCTTTACTCCTGACGGTATTGTGGCTTCTGTCAATGACCGCATCCTGATTTACAACCAGACTAACCAGTTTGAGAATGGTGTTTATACCGTCACGACTGTTGGTGATGGATCGACTCCATGGGTGTTAACACGAGCCACTGATGCTGATTCTTACGCTATCAAAGATCCTAACGGTCTTGGTAACGGCGATGCATTCTTTGTGTCTAGCGGCAATACAGGAGCTGGCGAGACCTACGTCTGCAACACGGTTGGTGTGATTACGTTTGGCACGACTGCCATCACGTTTGCTCAAGTTTCGGCGGCCCAGGTGTACTCTGCGGGCACCGGATTGACTCTGACCAATACAACCTTCAGCATTACCAATACAGGGGTTTCTGCAAGCACCTACGGGTCAGCTTCATCTGTGCCTGTATTTGCAGTCAATGCTCAAGGTCAGTTGACCACAGTTACCAATACCCCGATCGCCATCAACGGCAACCAGATTACGTCTGGCACCGTGGGCTCTGCTTACATCTCTGGTTCTTACACAGGCATCACTGGCGTAGGTACCCTGACAGCAGGCACATGGACTGCTAGCACGATTGCGGCGATCTACGGCGGCACAGGCATCTCTAGCTATGCAGCTGGCGACCTGTTGTATGCCAACACGTCCACAACACTAGACCGCTTGACCATTGGGGCAGCGAACCGTATCTTGACGTCTTCTGGATCTGCTCCTGCTTGGACTGATCCTGCAAGCATCACGGTCGGCAACGCAACCAACGCCGTAAGTGCAACAAGTGCAACGAACCTTGCCGGAGGAGTGGCAGGAGCCGTGCCTTACCAGTCTAGTGTGGGAGCAACCTCATTCTCAGCCGCTGGTGTTGCAGGCGAATTTTTAATCTCAGGTGGTACTGGTTCACCTACCTGGACTGACACGATCTCTGGAGGTACATACTAATGACCACTATTCTTCTAAAGAATAAGAACACCTCTGCTGTTCCGGCAGCTGGTGATCTTACCAATGCTGCGGGAGGCGCCGAACTAGCCCTGAACGTAGCAGACAAACGCATGTATGCCAAGAATGGTTCTGGCACTGTCGTCGAGATGGGAACAAATCCCACTGAGCTTCAGGTCGATAACCTCTACTTCAATGGCAATACGATCGTCTCTACGAACACGAATGGCAACATCAACCTGACGCCTAACGGCACTGGGTCTGTGGTCATTTCGAAGTTGCAGGTGACCGGCGGCATTCAGTTTGACGGCAACATCACAATCGGTGATTCTCCTGCTGATACGCTGACAGTCAATAGCACGATCACGTCAAACTTGATTTTCACTGACAATACGTATGACATTGGGGCCTCTGGAGCGACCCGTCCACGCAGCATTTTCTTGGCCGGTAACGCCACGGTCGGTGGACTAACATCTGGTCGTGTGACTTTTGCAGGCTCTGGCGGACTTCTGTCTGATTCTGCAAACTTGACTTTTAACGGCACGACTTTAACTGCCAACGACATTACCGATTCCTCGTTGACTTCTGGCCGTGTAATTTTTGCAGGCACTGGCGGCAACCTCAACGACTCGTCTAATCTGACTTGGAACGGCAGCACGCTAGCAATTACAGGAGCTTTGACTGCTACTGCAGACTCGACATTCAGTTCGACTGGCGCCTTGACGATCAGTAAGGGTAACACGGCTGCTCGCCCAGGATCACCTGTCAGCGGCATGCTGCGTTTCAATACGCAGACCAACGAGTTTGAAGGCTATAACGGCACGGCTTGGGCTTCTGTAGGTGGTGCAGCCATCGTCAACGACACCAGTACGTCAAGCAATATTTATCCGTTGCTTGCAAATGCTACGTCAGGAACTGCCGCGACGGTTTATACTAGCAACGCGAAATTGCTTTATAAGCCAAGCACAGGTGAATTCCAGTCAAGCGAGATTGTGGCAGGCAATGGTATCTTTGTGAATTCAAAGACTGTAAGCGCAAACTATACCGTGCCCTCAGGATCAAACGCCATGTCGTCTGGCCCTGTGACCGTGGCTGATGGAATAACCGTGACTGTGTCTGACGGCTCGGTCTGGACTGTGATTTAAGGAGAGAACAATGCCTGTAACAATTAACGGAAGTTCGGGTATTACCGCTAACAGCGGAAGTGCTTTTACAACTACTACTTACAATTTTATTGGAAACGGCACCAATCCAACTGGCCCAACAGCCTCAATATATGACCAAGCGTTTATTGGTCCCACTATTTCGGGGGGTTCCATAGTGCTTAGGACTGGTTCAACTCCAGCGGAAAGTATGCGTGTTGACGGCGCTGGTCAGGTGACTGCTCCACGTCAACCGGGGTTTAGTGCTGTGCGCACAAGCAGCGTAGTTATTGGAGGAACCTTTACTACGATTGGTTCTTTAACTCCTTATTTTAATACAGGCGGTCATTTGAATACGACTACAGGTGTATTTACGGCCCCTGTAGCAGGCAATTATTTGTTTTCATTTAGCTATAGAGGAAACGATGGTAGCTCAGATGCAGACTCTGTATCAGCAAGAATTCTTAGAAACGGCACAATGTATTTTTTAGATATATGGGGCTCACCGGGGCGCACTCAGGACGGAACATTTCGTAATTTTGTAACGGGGTCTATTGTTATGAATATGGCTGCAGGAGATACTGCATCTTTTCAAGCAAATGGTACCTTTTTACAGGGTAACTTCTCAGGTTATCTGCTCGGCTAATTGAAAGGAACAATCATGTCAAAAACTTACACAATCACACTTAGCGATGCCGAAGATAAGGCATTACATGTTGTAGCACTATCAGCACAAGACTGGATTGATAACGCAGTCCATGAGCGTTGCAGAATCGCTATTGATGAAATAGTTAATGCTGAAGTTCAGCGCAAACTAGCCGCTGGTGAGGCAATTACAGGCTCTAAAGACGACATCGTGATGGCGGCCAATATTGAGTCCGCCGCCGAACGCAATGCTCGTATGGAAGCTGAGCAAGCCGCAAGAGACGCTCAACAAGGAGCTTAACCATGTCTAAAGTCCAACTACAAGGTAATGCCTCAGGCACAGGCGTCTTCACGATTGCCAGCCCGAACAGCAATACCGACCGCACGTTAACGTTGCCAGACCAAACTGGTACTCTGTTAAGCAGTTCTGCTCAGGGCATTCCAAAGAGCGCACTGCCAACTGGCTCTGTGCTTCAAGTTGTGAACGCAACGACCGATATAGAGACAAGCAATTTATCAACAAGCGTTTGGGCTGATACGACTCTTACCGCGTCTATTACTCCTACAAGTTCAAGTAGCAAAATTCTCATATTGCTTAGCCAAAACGGAGTTAATCGTCAAACTAATCCTGGTGGCGTAAGAGTTAGATTGCTTAGAGGAGCAACTATTCTTAGTGAATATGCCGGCATCTACGGTGCAGCTTGGCAAGGCGCCGGAATTGGCTCAGAAAATGGAGTTGGTTCTGTAAGCGCAGGAATCCTTGATAGTCCTGGCACAGCTTCGTCGGTTACATATAAATCTCAGCTTATCGCAGGTCAAGGGGGTCAAGCAATTGTTCAACACGGTAATGCTGTTTCGACCCTCATTCTTATGGAGATTGCAGCATGAGAGAAAATTTTATTCCAGCGGTTTACCAACTTTATCCTCAGGTCGTTGTCATTCGCGGTGATGAGGCATTTGATGTCGATGGAAATCAAGTTCAAATTGACCTTACTGCGGTTCAAGAGCAAGCAAGTAAAATTACGTGCAAGCAGTTGGCATCAGCTCTTCTCTACGCAACTGATTGGACAACCATTCCTGATGTTGCAAACCCTGCCAACACGCCTTATTTGATGAACCAGGCAGACTTCATTGCTTATCGCAACGCGGTCCGCCAACTTGCAGTGAACCCCGTGGCAAACCCAGTGTTCCCTGACAAGCCCACTGAACAATGGAGCCAATCATGAGCTACGGAACCGTACAAGCAGAAAAGATGACCACAGAATCGGGCTACTCGCTCGGTGCTGGTAATGCGTCGTCGTTCAAGAATCGGATTATCAATGGCGATATGCGTATCGACCAGCGGAATGCCGGCGCAAGTTTTACTATTACTGGAAGCCAGTACACGCTTGATCGCTGGTTGGGTTTTTGTTCGCCATCCGCGACGTCTAAATTCTCTGTTCAGCAATCAAGTACGGCCCCTGCTGGGTTCACAAAGTCATTGCTATGCACATCCTTGTCTGCTTACTCAATCGGAGCGGGCGAGATATGCACGATGAACCACCTCATCGAAGGCTACAACATTGCTGACCTTAATTTTGGAACGGCGAATGCAAAGTCTTTCACCTTCTCTTTTTGGGTAAGGTCTAGTCTCACTGGAACTTTCTCTGCATTTTTTGCAAATTCTGGTCAAACTCGTTGGTATCTTGCCCCGTACACGATTAGTACCGCAGACACTTGGGAGTTCAAGACAATCACCGTTCCAGGTGATACTAGCGGAACATGGTTGACCGACAATAATACTGGCTTATATGCCTCTTTCCAACTTTCTGTCGGTTCAAACTTTCTTACCTCGGCGTCAACAGGTTGGTCTGGCGCTTCTACAAAGTACGGTATCACTGGTCAAACATCGTTGGTTGGAACCAATGCAGCCACCTTCTATGTCACAGGCGTCCAACTCGAAGTCGGCACTGTAGCCACATCTTGGGACTTCCGTTCAATTGGCACTGAATTGGCTTTGTGTCAGCGGTATTATGAGAAGCAGTATGAGTTAGCCACTCCGGTAGGGTTTGATTTTGCAAATGACCAGAAAAGTTGGTTTAGTAGTTTAAGTGGAGCTATTTCTATTAGATATTCAAACAGCATCCCATTTAAAGTTAGCAAAAGAGCTTCTCCTACATTAGCATTTTGGGATTACAACGGAGTTTCTGGAAGTTGGATGTGTGGCGCGGCTGGACAAACTGAAACATCAACCGCTGTAAACGGTTCAATTGTAAATGAAAATGCGATTGGTTCAGTATATTTTAACACCGGCAATAACTGGGCTTATGGATTTTGGACTGCTTCTGCGGAGCTATGATTATGTATAAAGAAATTAAAAACTTAATTAGTGGTCAGGTTAATCAAGTAAAGCGTCTATCAGACAACGCCTTTATCCCTTTTGATCCAGCCAACACCGACTACCAAGCCTACCTAAAGTGGCTTGCCGAAGGCAACCAGCCTTTGCCTGCAGACGAATAAGGAGAACACATGGAAAACATGCAGATCAGCGTAAAGCTACTCAATCAGATCCTTGGTTACTTGGGCAATCGTCCATACTCCGAGGTGTTTCAACTTGTTGAAGCCCTTCAAGCCGAAGCAAAGAATCAGCCACAAGCTGAGCAAGAAGAACGACCAGGAGAGTGATAGGTATGGAAGCAAATGAAGTAGCAGCTGCCCTATCGACTCACGAGGCCGTGTGTGCAGAACGCTATAAAAACATCGAGCTGCAGTTTAGATCTAGCAACTCTCGCCTGAAAAGGATGGAGACGATCATGATCTCTGCAGCTGCTGCCATCATCGGAGCATCTGGTGCAGTTTGTATGCTGTTGATTCAACTAATAACGAAGTGAGGAAGTAGTGGACGAGACATTCGCACAAAAGATTGCGGTCATCCAGGCCGAAGCCGAAGTCAAGCTCAAGGAGCTAGAAACTCAGGCCCCTGCTAAGGAAATTGCCGGCAAGGCCATTGGCAAGCATGGTTTGATCTACATCACCATTATTGTTGCCATGGGTGTTGGCGCATCGATTGTGCTAGAAGAGTCTAAGATGGCTGCTGTCATGGGCTTGCTGGGTGCCTCGTTAACTGCCTTGATTAGCATGCTAAACGGTGTTGCAGGAGCCACTCCAAAACAAGAAAAGCCAGAGTTTGAGATCATGAAAGAGTTGATCTCTAAGCTTGAGACGATGGCAGACCGTGATGCTATGTCCGTCCAGGTTGAAGGTGATAAGGTGGTCGTCAAGAAAGGCGATCATGAGACAACGGTGGGCCGATAACCATGTTTCCATTAACAGCACTCGTCGATGTCGGGATGAAGGTCCTAGACAAGTTTATTCCTGATCCAGAAGCAAAGGCTAAGGCCCAAGCAGAACTACTGAAGATGCAGCAAGAAGGCCGTTTGGCTGAATTGAATGCAGACAACGTAGAAGCTCAGGAACTGACGAAGCGCCAACAAGCTGACATGATCAGTGATTCTTGGCTGAGTAAGAACATTCGCCCGATGACGTTGATCTTCATCTTGTTCGCTTACTTCTTATTTGCGATGATGTCTGCCTTTGGCAACAATGCCAATGAAAAGTACGTCGAGCTGCTAGGCCAGTGGGGCATGCTCATCATGAGCTTCTACTTCGGCGGACGCACACTTGAGAAGATCATGGACATGAAGTTCAAGGAGAAGTCTGATGCAACTAAGTAAAAACTTCAGTTTGCAAGAGATGATCAAGTCAGAGACGGCTTTGCGTCATGACATGGACAACACTCCAGGAACAGCTGAGATTGCCAATATGGTTGCTCTCTGTGAAAAAGTATTGCAGCCTGTTCGCGATCATTACCAGAAAGGCGTGAAAGTGAATTCTGGCTACCGTCATCCTGAGGTGAATGCCAAGGTCGGCGGCTCTAAGACTTCAGACCACTGCAAAGGCATGGCAGCTGACATCGAGATTCCTGGTGTCCCTAACCATGAGCTGGCTAAGTGGATCAGTGAGAATTTGCAGTTTACACAGGTCATCTTGGAGTTTTATACTCAAGGTGTTCCTGACAGTGGTTGGGTTCATGTGTCTTATGACCCAGCTGATTTGAAAAAACAAGAATTGACAGCAGTCAAGCGTGATGGCAAGACAGTCTATTTGCCTGGTTTGGTTGCTTAAGGAACGAATATGCCAGCAGCAATGACCTTTACGACGCTGAAGGACGATGTCCGAAGCTACTTAGAACGTGGTGGTTCTGCCTCCACTGACCCTATTGTATTTGCGCAAATACCCAACCTCATTACGTTGGCAGAGCGTCGTATCAGTCGTGACCTGAAGATTCAAGGCTTTCAGTCTGTCGTAGTGACGAATATGCAAGCTGGTGTTCCTGTCATGCCTAAACCAGACCGCTGGCGTGAAACCATCAGCATGAACATCGGAACTGGTACAGGCAACAACACACGAGTCCAGATCTTCACAAGAGCCTATGAGTACATCAGAAGCTATTGGCCCGATCAGACTCAAGTAGCTCAGCCTGTGTTTTATGCAGACTACAACTACACAAACTGGATCTTTGCACCAACACCTGATGCTGCTTACCCTGTTGAGATTGTCTATTACGAGCTGCCAGCATTGCTAGACGATGCCAACCAGACAAACTGGCTAACAGAATTTGCACCAAACTTGTTGCTCTACGCAACTCTTTTAGAAGCGACTCCATTCCTGAAGAATGACGAGCGCATCCCTGTATGGACTAACATGTACGCTATGGCAGCCCAAGCCCTTAACGGTGAAGACCTTAAGAAGATCTTGGACCGTGGCGCCGTGAGAAACGAGGCTTAATATGACTGTCTTCACAAACATCTTCGGTGGCGATAACATCAGCCCATCAGACGTCAGCTATGTTGCTGTCACCTTGACGGCAGATAAGGCGTTTGATTGGCCACTTGAAACTGCACCTTCTACAAACCTGATTGCCTCGATCATGGACGTGACTGCTTCTGCAGGCCCTTTTGCGATCATCTTGCCATCAGCATTAGAAGCATCGACAGGCCAGACAATCCTATTCAGCAACGTAGGCTCTAATGCCTTTGTGGTCAAGAACAATGCCGGTGTTCAGGTACTCAATGCATCGCCTGGTACTGTATGGCAGTTGTACTTGACAAACAATACAACAGCTGCTGGCACCTGGCAAGCCTATCAATTTGGAGCTGCTGTTTCATCTGCAAACGCAGCTTCTCTTGCAGGCACCGGTTTAATAGCAATTGGCTCTGTGTTATCACAGTCCATGCCTGTAACGTCATTCAGCACAAACTACATAACCAACGGCAACGACCGTGCAAAGACATTGATCTGGAACGGTGGAGCTGGTGTATTAACCCTGACTGCAGCCGGCACACTTGGCGATAACTGGTTCATCAACTTCAGAAACGAAGGAACAGGCGCCATTGTTGTAGACCCTGCAGGATCAGAGACGATCAACGGATCATCTGCCTTGACATTCCAGCCAGGAGACTCAGCAGTCATCTGTACAGACGGTGTTCAGTTTTACACGATTGGCTATGGCCAAGCTCCTGTATTCGCCTTTGACTACACATCGATTGACGTTGCAGGATCAGGCAACTACACCTTGTCTGGTTCAGAGCTGAATCGAATTGCTTACCAGTTTACCGGTGTCTTGACTGGCAACAGAAACATCATTGTGCCAAACACAGTACAGCAATACTGGGTGACCAATGATACGACAGGCTCTTACACATTCACTGTTAAGACTGCCGCAGGAACCGGTGTGGCAATTGCAACCGGATCTCGTACGATCCTCTATTGTGACGGCACCAATGTGGTGGCAGCGGATACTGGCGGTCTTGCCTTGCCGATTCCGATCAGCCAAGGCGGTACTGGAGCCACGACTGCTGGTAACGCCCTGATCAACCTAGGTGGCACGGCAACGGGTATTGCGATCTTTACGGCAGCTTCTCAAGGGGCTGCTCAGGTAGCAATCGGACTAGATCCTATTCAAGGCGGTACATACTGATGGCAACAACCCCGGTTATCATTAGGTCTCAACCGGGTATCAAGCGTGACGGTACCAGGTTTGAAGGCGATTTTTACGTAGACGGTCAATGGGTCCGTTGGCAGCGTGGTCTTCCTCGTAAGATCGGCGGTTACCGGGTCATCAACCGTTACCTCTCTGAGATCAGCCGAGGGGTTAAGACGTACACTGAAAACAATTACACCTACTTCCATTCAGGATCGGCTGGCACCGTAGAACGCTTCAGGATCAATGGAAACGGTGTTTCTAGTCTGATCACCAACAGAACCCCATTGAGCCTGCAAGTCAGTGACGCAAACCTTTGGCAGTTTGATGTGATCTATGACAGCCAAGGGGTTCCTCCTGTGAACCTATTGGTGGCTCAGGTAGCACCTAATGCTAACTGTATTTGCAACACGGATGGCGGTCAGTTATTCGTAGGCAATTTGATTGGCACAAACCTACTAACTGAAGTGACAACTTTCCCCACCGGAGCTAACGTGACGGGTGGCGTCTGCGTCTTGCACCCCTACCTGACCTACTTTGGCCATGACGGTTTTCTAGGCTGGTCAGTCGCTGGGGATCCTGCAGACCTGACAGGCGTGGGTTCAGGAAATGCCAGAATAGCCGCCCAAAAGATTGTTCGTGGACTTCCCCTTAGAGGAGGACCCGGAAATGCACCTGCTGGCCTCTACTGGTCCGCAGATGCGGTCATTCGCGCTTCGTTTGTTGGTGGCACCCAGATCTTCCAGTTTGACACAATCAGCAGTCAGTCAAGCATCTTGTCAGCAGCTTCTGTCATCGAATATGACGGCATCTACTTCTGGTGCGGTACTGACCGCTTTTTGATGTTTAACGGCGTGGTCAGGGAAGTGCCTAACAACCTGAACATCAACTACTTCTTTGACGGTCTAAACAGGGCAGCTGCTCAAAAGGTGTTTGCCTACAAAGTGCCTCGGTATGGTGAGATCTGGTGGTGCTACCCCCGTGGAGATGCTACCGAATGCACCCACGCAGTCATCTACAACATCAAAGAGAACACCTGGTATGACACCGAACTGCCTAATGGCGGTCGTTCTGCTGGTGAATGGTCACCTGTTTATGCAGCTCCCTTGTTGTGTGGCATCACCCAATCTGACTTTGTGCCAAACATTCGAATCACTGAAAACGACGACATTCGAATCACAGAAGACGGCAATACCAGGATCGTGCAACCAGAAGAAGGCTTTAAGGTCTGGCAGCATGAAAGCGGTGTCAACGAGATTGATGGTCAAAACATCACGGCAGTCCCTTCATTCTTCGAGACGGCTGACATGAGCTTCTTAGTTGGCAATCAACCACAGAGCAAGTGGATCCGAGTCGAGATGATTGAGCCTGACTTTGTGCAGTCTGAAAATATGACCGTCCAATTGACTGGTCGCACCAACGCCAAGGCAGGTGAGGTTGCAGGTCCTGAGCGTATCATCTACGCCACACCAGCAGATCCTTATCAGCAGGTCGTCTGGTTCAAAGAAGAGCGTCGAGAGTTGCGCTTCAAATTCACTTCGAACACGATCAATGGCGACTACCAGATGGGACAGGTCATTGCCCACGTCGAACCTGCAGACGGAAACGTGCTTGGGGCTGTTGCAGGGGGTTCCACGTGATCACGCAGCCTGTTATAATTGAGTTGCGCGATTGGGCTGATCAGATCGTACTCGATCTGGATAACTATGGTCCACTAGCGAGGCTAGAAAATGAAGAAGACTGGAGACAGTGGGGTTTGCAATTCTGCGTTATCTCGGGATTGAGCCAAAAGAATATCCCCAATCCATTTTTCTTTGACGACTGGCGTTCCTGGGCTGAGCGGTTCGTACAAATGGTGGACTAAATGACAGAACAAGATTTTCTCAAGCTGCTGCACGAAGTAGCTAAAAAAGCAAAGCCGTTTCACAACGAGCTTTTACCGATTGACAGCATGGATGTAGTCTTTACCGATGTTGGTCTAGATAGCCTTGACATGCTGATGTGCACAGTTTACTTGTGCGAGATCTACGACGTTGAAGATGAAAAGAGCAAGGAGATGCAAGCCAAAACTCCACAAGAAGCTTTTGACTTCTTAGTCGCTAATGGTAGACGTCAACCTGAATCTTTTGAACAAGCATTTGGGTGGATCCAATGAGAATCTTCTTGACCGAAAGCCGTCACGTCTGCACGACAGAGACGCAAGTCTACGAAGATCACAATTTCCCACAAAAAGTCCACTGGTTCCCTGACTCTTACGCAAGGGTCAAGACAGGCCTGTTTCACCCTGCTCATGTGATAGCAGAAAAGGTCCTAGATCCAGATCTCTTGAACCTGATTCGCCAGACACAGACTGGCAAAACCGCGTTCCTTTTGGCCTCTGGCAATAGTAACTTTGCCAATGAAGGCCGCAAAATGGGCAAAGAGAACAGTATGACCTTCAACTATAAGGTCCTTCCGTTGTCTCTGACCCAGATCTATGCCGGCCGTATTGCTGCGCAGTGCGGGGAAATAGATCACACAGCCACGGATGCAACCGCGTGCACCTCTAGCCTCAAGGTGTTGATGGATGTCCAGACTCTGATCAGGTTCTATGGCTTCGATCGAGTCATTGTCTTAGCCGTTGAGGACCAGGTGAACAATATGACCCTCCAGTTCTTCGGTGAAGCTGGAGCAACACTAACTGAAAAGATGGCTGCGGAGCACCAGGTGGTACCCTCGGCCTTCGATTCTAAGAATTTTGGGTTCTATATTGGCCAGGGCGCTGCCTTTGCCGTATTTGAGTCTGAAAAGGCTATGGAAAAGTCTGGACTACAGCCACAAGCCGAACTTCTAGGGGCTTATACGGCCACTGAAATCCTGAGCAATGCCATCGGTCAACGAGAAGATGGCCAGGGTTTTACAAGAGCCATAAAAGGTGCCATAGAAGTTTGTCAAATTCGTCCAGAACAAATTAAAATCGTTAAGACTCATGGTACTGGGACTAAGTCTAACAATGCTGCAGAAAAGGCTTGTTTAGAACAGAACCTGAGTGGGTTTGTAGCGACATCGTATAAGCAACGAATCGGCCATACGATGGGAGCGAGCGGACTTTTAGAGACCCTCTTGCTGTTCAATGATTTGAATTTGGGCACTGTGCCTGAGATCTTGAATAGGACAGAAGAGGATCATGTGTTCCTCTCGCATCCGGTTGAAGCTCCTAATGGCATAGTGATGAGCTTGAGTGCAGGCATGGGCAACGTGTTCAGCGCAGCACTGTTTGATAAGAGGATTTGATATGCCATTAGTCGATAGCAGACAACAAATGCTTCAGGTCGGCGAGATTCTAAAAATTGCCGCCGAAAATACAGAGTCAGAATATCCACCTGAATTCCTGTATGCCACCTTCGTCAAGGAGGTACAGATGCCCGACAGCAAATTCTATCGATACGGCAACGTCATCTACATCATTCACGGCTCACCTAAGGATCCTCGTAAGGGTCAATTCAGAGCACTGAACGCAGACACCGCACAAAATTTTGCTCAATCAGGATTTCAATTCGTGATTGACGCCTACAAAGCGGGCTTTGATGTTTTGGTTACAGAATTCAAAGATCAAAGCCTTCTAAATATTTTCCGTAATGTTTCCAAGAATCCTCCAAACCCTGGCATGGGTTATCAAGTGGAGATGACCCCACAAAATCAATACAGGGTCACTCTGCAACTTGGGACACCACGTCAAGGAGCTAGATAATGAGCGCAGTTGTTTCAGCAATAGGTAACGCAATTGGCGGCGTTGTAGAAGCTGTTGGTGATGTTGTCGAGGGCGTAGGTGATGTTCTTAGTGACGTTGGTGAAGCCATCGATGATTATGTTATTCAGCCAATTCTAGATGACCCTCTAACGGCAGTTGCTACGGTTGCCGGTGCTGCATTTTTAGGTCCTGCAATTGCCCCTGCACTCAGCGGGTTTGGAGCGGCTGCCGGTGCCGTTGGCGCAGGTCTTGGTGCAGCTGCTGCTAACACGACGGCAGGCCTTGTTCAAGGTGAAGATTTTGATGAAGCTCTTAAAGGTGGTTTAATTGCAGGTGTTACTGCAGGAGCTACTAAGGGAGCATTTGATTATTTTGGTGGCGGTGACAGTGCTTTTAGTGGAAGAACTGAAACAGGACTAGCTACACTACCTGATGAAGCGATTTCGCTTCCTAGTAATGATCTGACTCTATTGTCTGATGCAGTTCCTGACAATATTCCTGGAGGAGCTACAACAGCGGCCGTACCTCCGCCGCCTCCATTAAATCCTACTCCATTAGATTTTGTTGATGATGCAGCAGCCAATACGGTAGACGACATTGCGACTGCAAGCACTTCTGCACCTCCTCCAAGCCCTCTGGCACAAGTATCAACACCTGACTACCTGAACACCAGCGCTCAATCAAACGTTGGTTTGAGAGTGCCTAAGTTTGATCCGATGGCTTCATTGCCAAGAGATCTGTCAGGCAATATTGACTACAGCTTGACTGCAGGTATGCAGAGCACAGGCCCTGGTTTGCAGTTCCCTAGCACAACGGGAGGCCCTGGTTTAAGCATTGCTCAAGAAGCAATTCCTGATTTCACCTACAGCATGAACAGCCTAGATCCATCGATCAGAGGTATGGGCGATGTTTGGACTGGTGAGAGCGGTAAGCTCTATGGCATGGGAAGCCCTGCAGGCACTATTAACCAGTATGGCTTTACTCCTGCACCCGAAACAATTCAGTACGCTTCTACGCCGTCTGTTGCTCCTAAGAGTCTTGCAGACAAACTTAAGAGCTTTGAACTTGGTGACATCAACAAGCAAGACGTGACGGGCTTGGCTGGTAAGGTAGTTGACTACGCCATTGAAAATCCGTTGACCACACTTGCAGGTATTACACTTGCAACTGGGGCATTGAGCCAAGGAGCACCTCCTAGTGCTCAGCCACAACCTGGCAGCACCCGTGATCCTAGCTTCACTCGCCCGATGGACATCTACAACTATGTTCGTCAACAGAATCAGTACGGCGATGATTTTTCAAAGTACGGACAAACAGGTGGTGAATTCCAGTTCTTTACGCCTGCTCGTTTTGATCTAGTCAATCCTCCTGCAAATGCACGTAACGGTGGTTTGATGAAGTTTGCAAACGGTGGTCAGATGCCAATGCGTCGTCCTCCTATGGGTGGTCTTGCACAAGCAATGCAGACTGGCAATATGCCTCCTGCAGGCGGCGGTATGCGTGGACAAATGATGCCTCAGGGCAACATGCCGCAAGGTCGTCCTCAACCAGTGAACCGCAATCCTAAGACTTCCTACTACCAATACGGCGCGCCTCCTACAAAGATGGCAAACGGTGGGGCATTAAACATGGTCCGCAGCTACAACGTAGGCGGAGGTGCTGACGGTCGTTCAGATGATGTGAATGCCGTACTCTCTGATGGCGAATATGTATTTGATGCTGAGACAGTTGCTCTCTTGGGCAATGGTTCATCTGAAGCAGGTGCAGATCGCTTAGATCAGATGAGAGAGGAAATCCGCAAACAAAAGGGACAAAGCTTGGCCAAAGGAAAGATTAGCCCTGATGCCAAGAGCCCCCTAAGCTATTTGAAGAGGTCCTAATATGGGAATCCTAGACTTTCTATTCCAAGGCAGTCCTCCTTCGTCTGTCACCACTTATGGTGAGACGACTCAGGACTTGCCGACTTGGTATTCTGACTATACTCAAGGTCTGATTAGCCGCGCTAACGCGATTGCTGCTGAGCCCTATCAAGCTTACACCAATCCTAGGATCGCGGCCCTAGACCCGGCGCAGAATGCAGCATACCGATCGGCACTTGGGCTAGAACAACAGTACGCCCCGACAATCAATTCAGCTCTACAGTTTGCTCAGCAAGGCGGTCAAGGCAGTGCTCTTCAGTCTGCTGATCCTTATTTCCAGCAGGCTCTGGGCTACAACCCATTTACGTCTGCAAGCCCATTGCTTGGTGAAGCGGCTCAGAATATTCGTCAACAAGTTGGCGACACTAGTGCCTTGGCCCAACCGTATTTGCAACAAGCAGCTCAGATGACTGGACAAGCCGGTCAAACTGGTTTGGCTGGCATTCAAGACTACATGAATCCTTATCAGGAGCAAGTGGTCAATCGTATTGGATCTTTGGCAGAACGTAACCTCCGTGAGAATCTACTGCCTACGATTCAGGACAAAGCCATTCAATCGGGCCAGTTTGGTGGTAGCCGTCAAGGTGAAGCTATTGGCCGTGCCTTGCGTGACACTCAAGAATCTGCATTGGCTCAACAAGCTCAGGCTTTGCAAGCCGGTTATGGTCAGGCTGCTCAGCAACTGGCTGCAGATCGTACGCGTCAACTTCAGGCTGCCGGTCAAACAGCGGCTCTTGGACAAGCACAAGCTGGTTTGGAAAGCGCAGACCTTGCAAGATACGCTCAAGCAGGTACTCAATTGGGTGCCCTTGGTCAATCAACAGGACAATTGGCCGGTGCAGCAGGAACACAAGCCCTGCAAGTCGGTCAGCAAACAGGCGCTTTGGCAGGTCAAGATCTTACACGCCAATTGCAAGCAGCTCAACAGCTGGGTGCTCTTGGTCAATCACAGCAGCAACTTGGTCTCCAAAATATTGGGGCCTTGGAAGCAGCTGGCGCAATGCAGCAACAACAAGCTCAGAGATCCTTGGATCAGGCTTACGCCGACTTCTTGGGTCAACGCGAATACGACCGCAACAATATTGCGTTCCTTAACGCCGCCATCCGTGGCCTTGAGATTCCGACCTCGACTTCTACTACGTCGACAGGACCTGCTAGCGTTTACCAGCCTTCACCACTGTCGCAATTGGCACAAGGTGCTGCGACAATTTACGGCTTCAATAAGCTGTTTGGTAAGTAATAAAAGGATAGAACATGCCATTCGATGACGAAGATTCGCAAGACCAGCAGGTTGTACAAACGGGATTCACCTCGTCTCGGGGCGTGAACCCCTATACTTCCCAGCTGCAAGAATTGCTCGGCAAATACTTAGAGCAAACTGATAAGCAAGCCACTGAAAAACAACAGATCTTAGACAAGGCGCGTGAGCGTCTTTTGACTCGTCAAGCAGGTCCTTCTGATGCAGAGACCGCTTTCCGTTTGGCCGCTGCCTTTGGCAAACCTACCCGTACAGGTAGCTTCTTTGAAGGCCTGAGTGGCGTGACTGATGTTGCCGCTGACGTACTTGGTCAGAAGCGCAAGGCCAAAGCAGAACTTGAAGATCTGCAGATGAAGTATGACTTGGCGGCCATCGACCAGAAGGGCGAAGGTCTCAAGACCAAGGTGTCTGCTCTGTCGACTCTTGCTAAATCTGTGCCTAAAGATCGCTTGACTGAAGTCGAGAAACTGACTGAAGTCATCAACGACCCTAAGGCAACTCCTGATGCCAAGCGCATCGCAGAAGCTCGTATCAAGCGCCTGACTTACATTAAGCCAGAAACCGGTGGTGCAGAGGGCGTGAGTGGCAAGCCGCAATCTCCTGCAGGTAAGATTGCAGCAGACGAAGGCTACAAACCTGGCACCCCTGAATTCAATAACCGCGTTCAGACCATTGTCAAGGAAGGCACGTCTGTTAAGCTGTCTCCTGCTGAGATCAAACTCAAAGACGAGTTGCAAGACAAGATTAGTGCAGGTAGAGAAGTTGTGACCGCATTTGGTCAAGCGCTGAAGCTCAACGATGTAGCTTACGAAGGCAAGACAGCAGGTATTCGTGAGTCTGTAGGATCAGTCATTCCTGGTGTCCGCCAGTCTGAAGCACAAACGGCAACCGCTGATCTTGAGAACATTGTGCTTGGTACCGCACTGACCCAATTAAAAGCGATATTCGGTGCAGCACCAACTGAAGGCGAACGTAAGATCTTGATCGACGTTCAAGGTTCTATCAATAAACCAGCAGCGACTCGTAAAGCTATTTGGGAACGTGCCCAGAAGGCAGCTGCTCGCAGGATCGCAGATAATCAAAAACGTCTTGGTGAGATCTCTAGTGGAGCCTATTCACGCAAGTCTGTGTCTGGTGACGAGGCCGATGAAAATGCTGAAGGCGGTCTCATCAAGATGGCCAACGGCGGCGAAGTTAGCCTAGCGAATATCGGGCGTGCTGTCGGCCAAGGCCTTGGTTTTGGTTTCGGTGACGAAGCAATTGCTCGTGTCAGAGCTAAGATGGAAGGCCGTCCTTATGAAGATGTGCTGCGTGAAGAGCGTGAAGCTTATGAGCGCTTCGTAGAAAAGAACCCGATGATCGCTCTAGGCACTGAAATCGTATCAGGTGCCGTTCCTAGCGTAGCAGCCGCATTTGTCCCTGGCGGTCAAGCAGCAACCGCTGTAGGAGCCACAAGAACAGCTCAAGCTGCTCAACGTCTGTCATCTGTCTTGCCTAAGGTTCTGAAAGGACCAACGGCTCGTATGGCAGGAACCGCTGGCGTTCAGGGAGCAGTCGCTGGTGCAGGAACCGCAACCGAAGGTGAGCGCGGATCAGGAGCCCTTCAGGGTGGTTTGACTTCTGCAGTCGCCGGCCCTGTGATCGCTAAAACAGCTCAGGGTGTTGGTGCAGGCGCCAAAGCAGTCAAGAACAAGATTGCCCCGTCACCTGGTGCCGTTGAAGAACGAGCCACCAATAAGGTGCTTGAAGCCATGGCCCGTGACGAGATCGATCCGGTGTCTGCTCGTATCAAACTTGAAAAAGACCGCGCCATGGGGGTCAATCCGATGCTCATGGACGTTACTCCATCGACTAAAACTCTTGGTGAAGCCGTGGTTACAGTACCTGGTAAAGGCCGCAAGATTCTTGGTGGAGCCTTGGAAGAACGAATTGAAGAAGGCCGTGACGTTATTGGTCAGCGTGTTGTTCAAGACCTGGCCAAGGGCAAGAACTACGTAGCCAGCGAGGACAGCTTGGTCGGCAAACTAAGAGCCAATGCAAGCAACCTCTATGATGCAGCCTATGCCCACGGTTCTGTGGACGATACCCGCCTGCTCAAGGTACTCGAAGACGATACCTTCAAGAGAGCCTTCAAAGAAGCTCAGAACATTGCTGGTAAGGAAGCACGTGCAGCCGAACTCCGTGGCGAAGATCCAAGCCGCTTCATCTTGAAAGACATCTACGACCTAGACGAAGCAGGTGAGATGATCAAGGTTGGCAAGATCCCCGATGTGCGGACCTTGGACTACATCAAGCGCGGTATCGATGCAATCATTGACAAGGGCTACAAAGGCGAAGGCATGTCTAAGGCAGAAGCCAATGCCCTCAAAGATCTCAAACGAGCATTTGTCAGTGTCATTGACGAGAACGTGCCCGAGTATGCAACAGCCCGTGCTAAGTATGCTGGCGACATGGAAGTCTTGGACGCCCTCCGTCTTGGCCGTGAAGAGTATCTGTCACCTAAGACGTTGCCTGACCAGGCTAAGAAGATTGTCTCTGGCATGTCTGAAGCCGAACGTGACGCTCTTCGTACAGGAGCTGCTCAGTCGATCTTGTCTAAGATTCAGGATGCTCCTCAGCAGATCAACGCTGCCCAGCGTGTTATTGGAGCCCCGGCAACTCGTAAACGTCTTGAAGCCCTCTTTGAGAATCCTCAAGAATATGAGATCTTCGAAGCGGCTCTCAAGCGTGAAGCCGAGCTGTTTAGGAATGCTCAAGAAGTGGTTCGTGGCAGCCGTACCCAGCCTAAGGCAGAAGCAGTCAAGGACCTTAAGTCTGGCAGCGGCGTGATCGACATTGCAGGTGAAGCCGTTGACGTAGCCATGGGAACCCCAGGTTCTGTGGTTGGCCGCGTCTTGAAATACTTGCAAGCAAGAACGACACTTGATGAACAGAGCGCAGGCGAAATCGCTAAGATGCTGAAGTCAGCAACGCCACAAGAGATTGATGATACTCTGAGCCGCCTCGAAAGAAGCAGCCAGAAGTTTGTACAAGATAAGGAACGCACTGCTAAACGTCTGCAAGGAATTGCAGGAACGACCGGCCGAGTTCTGCCCGAATCCGAGAAGCTTCCTAAGGAAACCGAGGAAGAAGCCCCTGAGGAGGACGTCGACGCCATTATCGAACGCCTCAACAGGGAGTCTAAGGAATGAGCGATCTAGACAAACTCAAAGACAAATACGACAAGAAAGAATCAAAGTCGTCTGAAACAATCAAGAGTGCAAAGTCATTGACCAAGGAGCTTGAGTCCAAGAAGGATTCGGCTCCTGTTCGTGCTGCTAAGCAAGCAATCTCTGGTTTCAGAAGCCAATGGTCTGGTATCGACGAAAAAGGCAATGTTGGAGTCGGCAAGGGAACACCTGGCATATACTACAACACTGTCGCTATTCCTGCTTTGGCTGGCGTCGTTGATGACAAATACGCTCCTGACTTTGCAGTAGAGGCCGATAAGAAGGCCGGCAAGATCAGGGAAGCCGTTCGTAAAGACATGGGTATCGAGGCTCCTAAGGGTGCCCTTGAACATTTTGCTAACGCCGGTGGTGAGATGCTGGCTCAGCTGCCGATCCCAGGAGCTTGGCTAAACCGGGTTCTGACTCCTGTTAAAAGTGCAGGTATTGCAGGCAAGGTAGCCACCTCTCCTATCGAGTATCTAAGCCCGATCGTTGATCCTAAGAAGATCAACTATGGTGTGGGTACTGGCTTTGGTGGAACTATCGGTACCGTTGGCGAGATGCTGGAAGAAGAGCCTACTAAGAAAGCTCTTGGTGGCCTGATTCAGAAGTACGAAGGCGGCGGCAAGGTCGGCAACGTCAAGTCCTTCTTCTCTGCTATTGACAAGGCTATTGATACCTTGAAGCAGAAGAAAGGCACTGGTGAGCAGATCCTCAAGGAAATTGAGAAGGCTCCTGGCGTCAAGAAAGAAGAACTTGAGCTTCGTAAGATTGCTGAGAAGCTAAAAGACAAGAAGTCGATTACCCAGGAAGAAGTCAAGAAGCTTGCTTCTGAGACCCCAGCTCCTGGCATTAAAACCGTCATAAGAGATAGAAAACCGACTCCAGTAAGCCCTGATTGGCAGCCACAATTAAGCAATCTGAACAAGGGCTATCTTGAAGAATTTGGTGTTCAGCCTTTAGTCAATCCAGATGACACCAGAATGCTGGGCTTCTTGATTGAAGAAACTGGTGACATAGTTGACATTAACACTTTGAAGTCGATGACGGCTGATGATTTTGGTCTTCCAGCAAATAAAGCACGTCGTGTTGAGGTAATGCAGGGCGTGGCTGAAATGGTAGACAAGCAATTTAGAGATGCTAGTTCTGCTGGAATGTCCGCCAGGGAACCTAAATTTGAAAAGTACACAACCCCCGGTGGTCAAAACTACCGAGAGATCTTGTTGCAGGTTGACAGGCCGTCTTCATCTAGATCTTTGCTTGGTGGAGATCCTGAAGAATTAACTCCTGCCGCAGCCGCAGAAAGAATCGGCATGGATCCTACAGATTTTGCTCCTGATTCCACGGTTCTTTATTACCCAACTGGTTTTTATATTGAGCGATCTCCTAACGGATATTTTTCAACCGTTGTTGAAAACAGAGACATCTCAAATAGAAATCTTGAAGAGGTAGAAGACTTTTTAGCCAGTGCCATGGCGCCTGAACTTGATAGAAACATGGTCAACAGACTCAATACATTGACTCCAACTTATCGAGGTGGTCATTTTGATGAGTCAAACGTTGTTGTTCACGCTCGGGTTACTGATAGAACAGGCCCTAACGGTGAGAAAGTCTTGTATGTTGAAGAGATCCAGTCTGACTGGCACCAAGCGGCACGTAAAAAGAGAGATCAGATCATTGACGATAAGCTAGAAAATGAAAAAGAGGCTCTTGAAAAGCAAAGTCGTGAAATCATGGAAAGCATTGGAAGGTCTGAAATGACCCGTGAAAATGCTGCCATGCGTGAAGGCATATTCAATAAATTAGCCCGCGAACGCAGAGCGCAGATTGCCAAAGAAGTTCCTAAAGATGAGGGTTACTCTAAGTCACTTTCTGAACTTGAAGGATTGTCTGCTGATGACGTTCTTTGGGAATACGGAGGTCGTTTGGATGAGTCACAAAAATCATGGCTGCGTGACTTTATTGAGCGTTGGGAGATGGACGTAGATGGCTCACCTGCCGGTCAAGCTGCTCAGCAGCAATTGTCTGATGAATATGAAACATGGCTCAGAAGCAATTCATTCAAAGGCATTCCAGATGTTCCTTGGAAGAATACATCTAATGAGCTGGCCGTTAAGCAGATCTTAGACATCGCAGCAAAAGAGGGTTACGATACCGTGGCCTTTAGCCCAGGATCAGAGCACGTCAAGCGTTACGGCATGGGAGAAGTATTTGACGCGTTGACTGCAACTAAAGAGCCTAATGGCCAAATCAGACTAGTTGGTACAAAGGAAGGAAAAACGGTCGTCGATAGAAAAGTAGACGCAGAAGACCTTCCTGACTACATCGGCAAGGAAAAAGCCGAGAACATCATGGAGCAGCTGAGAAAGCCGACTCCGGTGAATGAAGCATCTGAAAAGCTCAGAGGCAAAGTAGCTCAATGGTCTGAACAATATGGCGACGACTTCCCTGTAACCCTGAAGCAAAAACTGACTCCAGAAGAACAGGCTGAATGGGATACCCTACTTTCTGAGAGCCGTGCATGGGATAAGCAATACCGTCCTCAAGGTGAAAAGATCCAAAAGCAGGCCATTCTGGTAGGCGACGATCTTGAACTGACTACTGCCGAAGGTGCAGGCAAGAAAAAGATCTACGACGAGATCATTCCTAACTTTGTCCGTAAGTACGCCAAGAAGGAGTTTGGTGCAGAACCTGTCGAGATTGAAATTAGTCTTGGAGGCCAAGGAAAAACTTATAAGCAATACCTAGACGAGATCTATGAAGATCCTGCTAGGTACATGGATGAAGACGAATATTTTGATGTTGTACATCAGCGCGTTGGTGAAAGGGCCATTCAAAGAGGTTATGACCTTGACGACGAGCAGGTCATTGACGACATTATGAATAGGAACACCAGCGCCGGAGACGATCTTTGGGCCGAAGTTGAGCAAGAATTTTACGAGGAAAAGGCGAAAGAACTTGCTGCCAAAGACAAAGGCGGATCATTAAAAGCATTTGCGGTTCCAGTGACTCCTCAGATGAGAGAGAAGATCACGAGCCAAGGGCAGCCATTGTTTAGCGTGGCGGCTCCCGTAGCTGTGGGTGCACCTCAAGTAATTCCTCAAGCAGAGCCTTCTAGTGAACCTGAGGCCGCACCAGAACCTGAGGAAATGCCTGTTCCCTACCAGTCTGGCGGCAGAGCACAAAAAGAAGACGAATACCGCGGCCTAATTGAAGAAGAGCCAATGGTTCGGATTGTGCGTGACGCTGCGAAGCAGTACGTTCAGGGCAAGGACATCGAGTCAGGTGTCTTTGGTGTCAGCAAAGGCCCTGTGACCGTTGGCCGCCAAATGGTCAATATGCGCGACCCCGGCAGCAACGAATACATGAATGCCCAAGCTGACTTTGCAAGGCTCGCTGAGAAGTACGGTCGTGGCAACATCATGGCAAACGTCATGAAGCCTGACCAAACCAGGGGCGTCTACATGGGTGACGTTCAAGCCTCCTACCCGGTTGGTGAAGGCCGCGTGATGGCTGGGGTTCGCGGTATGAAGACCCCTGAAAAGACTGGAGTGACGGGCTACAACGTAGGCTATTCTGGCAAGGCAGGTCCTGGCTACATCGACGCCCAGGTCATGCTGCCTAAGGATCGCCGTCAGGATACCCGTTATCAGGTAGGATATACCCTTCCTTTCTCATCTGGGGGTCCCGTGGGCTTCGAAAGTGGTGGCAAAGTAGGGAAGACTAGGGAAGCAGCAGAGAGGCTCCTACGGGTCCTCCACGGAAGTCCTAGCAACATCGTTCCTGAAGCCGGTAGATCTATCGACGTGACGACAGAGTCTGGCTACGCGGTAAAACGTGGGGCTGACAAGATGCTGGGCAAAGAAGGTCCTCCGATGGTCAATCGATTTGACATTCCAGAAGGCCGTCTCTTGCGGTTTGAAGAGCAGTATAGCCCTGAAGACGTGGCTCTGATGCGTCGGTACTTCAACAAGCTACCCCAAGGGCAAGCTATGAAGGGCGACGAGATCTGGGACGCAGCGCAAGGCCGGGACGTGATCATGGAAGGTCTGGCCAAGGCCGGTGGCTTCGCGGGGTACGAGAGGCCTAATACCGGAGCCGTGGGCAAAGGTCAATGGTTCCGGGTTACCGAGCCAGAAGAGCTGAAAAAGGCCAAGAAACGCGGCGGTTTGGTCTAACCGATCGAGGGCACTTCCGGACCAAAATCCCTATAGAGAGATTCTAGAGGCATAACTAAGAGAATCAGTCCAACCAGTTTTTGGTCTCGCGGAGCCTTATGAAATCGAGCGAACGACTCAAATATTGGTGTTAAATGACTGAATTTAACCAGTTAACGCTCTAGAATCCTCCTATAGGATTTTTGACCCTCCGAGGCTAGTAAATGTCCCAGGCTAAAAATATTTGAAAAAAGTCGCGCAGTTCGCGGTTTTTCACTGTAGAATCTACCCATGGACAACATTTCGTTGTTCAGCCTAGAAAGAAGAAAGGAATCACCATGTCACACGAAGTCGAAACGATGGCCTACGCTAACGAAGTTCCTTGGCACGGTCTTGGTACCCCAGTCTCTGCAGATCTAACACCTGCACAAATGTTGCAAGCTGCGCAACTTGACTGGAGGGTTGAAAAGAAAGCTCTGTTTGTCGACGAGCTAGACACACAGATCAACAGTCACTATGCCTTGGTTCGCAACACGGATCACCGTATCCTTGGCATCTGCGGCAACGAATACACACCAACTCAGAATCAGGAAGTTTTTGAGTTCTTTGACAAGTTCTGCAAAGCTGGCGACATGAAGATGGAAACAGCTGGCAGCTTGCACGGCGGTAAGCGCGTATGGGGCTTGGCCAAGATCAACGGCGGCTTCATGCTCGGTGGCAAAGACGAAGTCGAAGGCTACATCTTGCTTGACAACCCACACATCTGGGGCAAGTCTTTGCAGATCCTCTTCACACCAATCCGCGTGGTTTGCAACAACACATTGACTGCTGCGCTGCGCAACAACCACAACCAAGAGAACACTTTCCGCATGTCTCATGATCGCGCTTTTGACGATCAGATCAAGCAACAGGCTGCAGAAAAAGTTGGCTTGGCAATGAAAGCTCTTGACGTATTCAAAGACAAGTCTGAATTCTTGGCATCTAAGCGTGCTAAGGACCAGAAGGTTCTTGAGTTCTTCAGCAAGCTTGTCAACCCAACACTGTTCCAGACAGCTCAAGAGCAAAGCGAAGACGGCCTCGTCAACCGCGCAGATCTTGGCCGCGTTGTGAACCGCTTATACGAGCTTGTCGATACCCAACCAGGCGCTGATCTGAAGACTTCAGCAGGTACTTGGTGGGGCGCGTTCAACGCTGTGACTTACTACTACGACCACGTAGCCGGTAACGATCAAGACAAGCGTTTGACTTCTGCATGGTTTGGTTCTGCAGCTAACCGTAAGCGCGAAGCTCTCGAGTTAGCCGTGGAATTTGCAGAAGCAGCCTAACCCCTGGGGGCTTCGGCCCCCAATCTTTCACTTCTACAGGAGAAAATCATGGCAAATGCCAGAGGTAAGCATATTGACAACACCCATCTCAGCATCGATCAGGCTGAAGAACGGGGGTTTATTCACCGAGACTACATCGCTCACTGTCTACGCTGGACGCACGTGGCCAAGTGGATGGGCAAACCTGAGAACCGCAAAGACTGCAAGCTGCTCGACATTGGCTGCGGAAAAGATGTGCCGCTGGCTAAGATGTTGATGACCAGCCGCATGGCTTCAGATGGCCTGCAGTATATCGGTATTGACTACAACAAGCTCGAGATGCCGAAGGCGTTCGAGAATACCAAGTTCAAGCCCACTCTGATTGGCAATGTGGCCTTCCCAGACTGCCAGCTGCCAGTCGAGAAGTTTGACGTCATCACAAGCTTTGAAGTCTTAGAGCACGTAGAGCCGCTGCATGCTTTGAAGATGCTGCAAGGCATGAATAAGTTCTTGGCCGATGACGGCATCGTGTTTGTGTCAACCCCAGTGTACGACGAGAAGGTTGGCGCAGCAGACAACCACGTGAACGAGATGAGCTACGAAGCCATGCAGGCCATGATTAAACATGCCGGCTTTGAAATCGACGATCACTTTGGCACTTTTGCCTCAATTAAAGACTACAAGGAAGTCCTTGAAAAAGAAGACATCGATGGAGTGTTCAATCGTCTCCGTGCTTACTACGACAGCAACTACCTGGCAACTATCTTTGCCCCGCTCTATCCGAGACATGCACGTAATGTGCTGTGGCGACTTAGGAAGTCTACTAGCCAGGAAATGTTCCTACCGAAATTCAAAGAATTGCCCCAGCCGCTGTCAAGCAGTAATGAGTGGCAGCCTCTCTTTGACTACGTCGGAGAGTGAACATGCCGAATCTATTTGAAGACGTCGCAGCATTTCATCAGAAGTTTGGCCTTGAGCCTACGCCACAGCCAGACTTTCCTAACGAAGAGATTTGGAAATTAAAGAATCTCCACTTGCAAGAGGAGCTCAATGAGATTCGAGCAGCTTGCCTGACAGGAGATCTTGAGCAGTATTTTGACGGTATCATTGACCTTGTATACGTTGCACTTGGTGCAGCCTATTTAGCAGGTCTGCCCTTTGATGAAGGCTTCAAACGTGTGCACGAAGCCAACATGAAAAAAGTGAGGGCAGTAACTGCAGAAGATAGCAAAAGAGGATCTACCTATGATATAGTTAAACCTGCAGGTTGGCAAGCTCCTTCGCTTGATGATCTGCTTAGAAAGGAGAAAGCATGAAGGGTTTAATTGTCATTGATGGCTGCGATGGAACAGGTAAGACTACTCTTGCCGAAGCTATCTGCAAGCGCTTCGATGGACACTACTTGCACAACACATACAGGTGGAAAAACAAGATGCCCCTGTATCACACTGCTTCGCTGCATTACGCATTGAAGCTGGCTCGTCACAAGCTAGTTGTCATCGATCGCCTTTGGATGAGTGAAGCCATCTATGCTGACGTGTATCGTGGTGGTAGTCCTTGGCCTCACATGGGCAGGACTATTGATCGCATTGTTCGTCGCTTTGCTGGTCTCTACATCATCACGCAATCGCCTGATGGTCACAAAGAACGCTTTGAAAAGCTAAAGACAGAACGCGAAGAGATGTACGACGACGTCGACGCTGTTCGTGTCAGGTATGACCAGCTATTCGATGGCGGCTTCACTGGCCACGACCGTGACTACGTGCAGCAATTGTCTGTGCATGGTATGCGTCATCGCAATGATGTGCTGCCTTATCGCTTTGACGTTGAAGGTCAAGATCTAAATACCTTCTGCGACATTGTCTATAGCACATTGCAGCATCGCATGTTCACCCAGTTACCTGAAGCTTTGTCGTTACGACACACTAACTTTGCTGGTCACCTTGGTGATGCTGATACCATCATCGTTGGCGATGCAACAAACAGCAAGTTCAGAGCAATTGAATGGCCTTGGTATGACTTCGGCAACAGCAGTGAATTCTTTGCTTCTTGCTTGCATGACATCTTGTTTGACGAGACTCGTGCAGTCTATGTGAATGCAAACTCTGCTGCTGGCGGCTTGTACATCAATGACTGCTTACGCATCAAGCCATACATGAATGTCGTTGCACTTGGCGCAAACGCTGCGGATACTTTGAGCTACTACAGCCTCAAGAAAGCTAAGAAGATCATGCATCCGTCTTACGCAAAACGTTTTCAGAAGCGTGATGAGTTCATCAACGAATTAAAGGAGACCCTGAATGCCAAACACCACTAACATGAATTGGCAAGGCCTATTGCACCTTGTCACGACACATGGTCATGAGACCAGCCCACGAGGGCAAAAGACCAAGGAGCTGCTTGGTGTCAAGACAATGATTGACATGACGCAGCCCGTCATCACGATTGCAGAGCGCCGGCTCGGCTACCGGTTCATGGCAGCAGAAGCTGCTTGGATCATGAGTGGCGACAACCGTGTTGAGACGATCAGCCCATACAGCAAGGCGATCAAGAATTTCAGTGATGACGGCCTCTTGTTTTTTGGTGCCTATGGTCCACGTATCCGTGATCAGTTAGGTCACGTGCTGCAAGCATTGACATCAGATTCAGATTCACGCCAAGCCGTCATTACCATTTGGAGATCTAATCCACGGGCATCAAAAGACATTCCTTGCACTGTTAGCTGTCAGTTCATGATTCGTGGCGGCAAGCTGCATTGCTTCATGAATATGAGATCTTCTGATGTTTGGCTAGGTGTTCCTTATGACTGGTTTAACTTCAGCATGCTAAGCTACGGCGTCTGCTTGCTGCTACGTCAAAAGGGCGTCAACGTCACTCCTGGCACACTTCACTTCTACGCTGCAAGTCAGCATCTCTATGAAACCAATTACGAAGGAGCCGAGAAGTGCCAAGACGGTGCGATCCTTGGCGACATCAAACCTTTGAACATGGACGACTTTCCAAGCTATGACCACCTTGTAAGGCATTTGTGGTGCGTAGCAGATGGTCAACCTATTACCGGTTTTATGGAAGAGCTGCAATCATGGAAAGGTTAAGCAAAGATGAATACTTCTCGCGAATGGCTGATCTCGTATCTCAACGAGCTACATGTAAAAGGCGGTCTGTGGGCTGTGTCCTTGTATCTGCTGCTGGCCACGTGCTTGCTACCGGCTATAACGGTGTGCCTGCTGGTGGGACTCATTGCATTGACATACCTTGTCCTGGGGCTCAGTATCCTTCAGGCACTGGACTGGATCATTGCGAAGCTATTCACGCGGAACAAAACGCGCTCCTCCAATGTCGAGATGTAAGCTTGATTCACACGGCCTACGTTACGACAATGCCTTGCATGACTTGCGTCAAGTTGCTGATGAACACCGGCTGCCAACGCATCGTGTACGGCGAAGAGTACCCACAACAAGAAGCAAAAGAATTTTGGAAGAAAAATGGACGCATCATCTTATCAACCGCCGAAGCACTTTCCTGATCTAACAAGAGCAGGCAAGATCGCTATCGACTGCGAAACCAGAGATCCCAATCTCTTGACAAAGGGACCTGGCGGCGTTCGTCGCGATGGCTACATCGTTGGCGTCTCGGTAGCTACTGATGACGGCTTCGCTGAGTACTACCCAGTGCGTCATGAGGCTGGCGGCAACCTGAATCCGCAAAATGTCTTTGACTGGCTGCGTGATCAGATGAAGACCGACATCCCAAAGGTCGGTGCAAACCTTCCATACGACATGGAGTGGCTGCTTACTGAAAACGTGAAGCTTGGTGGTCTCAAGTACGACGTACAAGTAGCTGAGCCATTGCTTGACGAGGATCGCATTACGTACAAGCTAGACGCGCTCGCTGAGTACTACCTAGGCGAACATAAAGACGAAGCTCAAATGATTGAAGCGGGCATTCGTAGGGGCATCAAACCGTCTGAAATTAAAGGCAACATCTGGCGGCTGCATGCTGCTGAAGTGGCGCATTACGGCCGCAAGGACGCTGATCTACCCATCAGAATCTTTGCGCAACAAGAGGTGCTGCTAAAAGACGAAAAGCTATGGGACCTGTTTTTGCTTGAGAGTCAGATCATTGATGTGCTAGTTGCCATGCGTCAGAAGGGCGTTCGTGTTGACATTGACCTTGCTAAGCGCGTTAAGACGCAGCTACTTAACGAGCAAGATCAGATCATGGAGCAGCTGAAGAAGGTGGCAGACAGGTCCATAGACATCTGGTCTGGTGATGATATACAGGCAGCCTGTGATGCTTTGAAGCTGGATTACCCAAAGACTGAAAAGGGGAATGCTAGTTTTGCGGCTGAGTTTCTTGAAAGTGCTGATCATGAGTTTTTCTCCTTAGTTTCTAAAGCCCGTAAGCTTGATCGGGCTGGCGGAGTATTTATCGACTCGAAGATCATTCAGATGGAAAATAACGGGCGGATCTACCCAGAATGGAGACAGTTAAGAAATGACAAAGGCGGTACACGGTCAGGGCGTTTTGCGTCGGCTAATCCGAACATGCAACAGGTGCCAGCGAGAGATCCGGTACTGGCTCCTCTTATACGAAGTATCTTCATACCTGAAGATGGTTGCCAATGGGGAGTCTTCGACTATTCGCAGCAGGAGCCGCGTGTCACGGTTCACTATGCCTATTTGCGCGGTTTTCCTGGGTCTGACACAGCTCGTACGAGATATGTTGACAACCCGAATACGGACTACCATCAATTGGTGGCGGACATGGCGGGCATCACGCGTAAAAACGCCAAGACCCTGAATCTAGGTTTGGCCTACGGTATGGGAGCAGCTAAGGCAGCAAGTCAGCTAGGACTGGCTCCTGCAGAAGCAAAGAAGGTCTACGAGCAGTATCACCAGAACGTGCCATTTATCAAGGCATTGGGTGAGGAGTGCACACGGATCGCCACAAACCGCGGATACGTAAAGACGCTGCTAGGCCGTCGTAGACGGTTTCAGTTGTTTGGGCCACCTAAGTACAGCCCAGGACTGATTCCGCTGCGTAAGGACTTGGCTGAGGAAAAGTATGGCTTGCCTTTGAAACGATACTTCGTGCACAAAGCCATGAATGCAGTGATTCAAGGGTCATCAGCAGACATGATTAAGCAGGCGATGGTGAATTTGTACAAGCTTGGTGAAGT